TAAGAGTTTACCACTCAAAGAGGGATCGCGCATGATTCGCATCATGCGTTCACTGATCTCTGAATTCCAAAGCATAAGCTTGCAATATTTTGCATTCTTACGCCCTATGAATTCATAGAACGACGATACAGACGCGGGAATACTCTGTGAAACATAACCTCTCCTTTCCTGCTCTTTAAATAAATTTACTAAACGGTAATACCGTCTAGAAGATTCTTTTAAAGCAGAAATGGGAAAAGGTGTGATTTCTTGGCCCTTAACGAACATGCGTTTAGCAAATTCGAAAAAGGTTTGAGATTTGTGAGTTTTCAATTCACTAACCTCAACGCCAAGAGACCGTATCACAGTGATGTACAATTCCGCTACATCTTTGTCTCCTATGACGATATCATCGCCAAGAAGACAATAAGGTAGGGTTTTCCAACTCTTCTTGAGTTTTCTACAGCAATAATACACCACATAGTGATGTGCTAAAGCAAAAGAAGACCAAGAGGAGTAGGCACCCATTGGATTTCCAATAGAATAAGAAATTTCTCTCTTATGTTCTTGAGAATAAAATGGATGACCGACCATTATATTACCTCATGAGGTAACATAATCTTCCGGAAATTGTCCTTTGAGGACCATTTTAATAAATTCAATTGGGAATCTATCAGTGGCGGCTGTTAAGTCGACACTATAGAACCATTTTGCATTTATTAAGGAGGACTCAAAGTTCCCTTGTGTAAATGTTCTATCTTGAGGGATCTTCTTGAGTACCTTAAATAAGTATTCATGAAGAGGTTTTAGACTAGTTTGCGAAAAATAATCTAAAATTGCTATTACCCTAGTTTTCATTTCCTTATCGTCAACTCTCGCGAGTTTTCGGTAACGACCTGATTCATATGGTAATACTCCCCTGAAGATATCAGCTTTGATACCTTCTTTAAGATTTAACATTTTACTTAAAAGCTTATTTCCTCCAACCACACCTATATCATTTATTAATGATTCAGGTAAAGAGTTAAGATCAGATAGGCATGTTCATAGAGCATGTCCATTTGGTCCACTCTTTGTAGTTGAGTGAAATCGCTTTCAACTTAGTGATTTAGGAATCCTATTTCTAGGATAATATCCCATTGACTTTCAAAAGTCTTTTAGATATTCATCAAACTGAAACGCGGATTCTTTCATTATGAAAGTACCGGGAGCTTCAATTGGATTAACATCCATTGGACTCTTGGCTTTTAGTGATCTAGTTGCCCAAAGACAAGTAGTGAGTAATCGGGTCGACATTAAAGTCGATGCTGATACTCCCCTCCTTATCTCGGGTATTAAGTCACCTAAGACAACGGGAATTCCGTCACTAGTGACCCTCACTACTTTGGACTTACATGGGTTACCAGTTAAGTAACTCAAGTAACACCTTCGGACTTCTTTAACATAGTTAATTAAGGCCTTAGGTCCACGTGCATAAAGCACGTTATCCATTTTTAGTAGTAAAGGACCAAAGAGAATATGACAGGTAGATAAGACAGGTTCTTTTTCTTCAATGAAGAATAACCTCCTTACTCAACACAGAACCTTAAACAAGTGTCGAATAAATCCAGTTTTATATTTACTTGATTTGTTTTTCATTTGTTTAATGTACTTGGTTGATACGTCTTAAGACGTTTGCCTGTCCCTTATGAAGGGGAAGACTTAAAACATCTTAATCCTTCACTAGCGAAATATCTTCTCTTGAGGTTAGAGCATACCCCTGCTCTCA